AAAAAGCAAGAAACTTCAACGCGGAACAAGCACAATTAGCAAGAGACTTTGAGGAACGAATGAGCAATACAGCATATCAAAGAGCATTAGCAGACGCACAGAAAGCAGGTATCAACATCTTAAACGCAACAAATCAACAGGCAAGCACACCAACAGGAGCAGCAGCTCAAGGAGCACCAGCAACTAGCGGAAGAGCAGCAATAGCAACAGCAGGAAGCAACGGAGCAGGAAGTTTCATGGCAGGAGTGTTAAAAATGATTGTAGGTACAGCATTAGGCAACGCAGCAATCACAGCACGCGGAGCAATGCAAACAGTCAAAATAATCAATGACGGAAGCAGCGACAAATTAATAAATAAAATCATTGACCAAAATTTCGCCAAGAAATACGGAAGAATATACAGCGACATTCAGCACGGAAGATAACTTCCCATCGATTCAAACATCGTTCCATCACAGATGGACATATAACCACGGCTAAAAAACCGCCGTGGTGTCAACTAGAGTTATATATATCAAGTACAATATAACTCTAGTTATCTATATACCGCGCACGCACGCACGCACGCGAGACACACGCACGCACGCACGCACGAGAGATAGCTATAGAATTATATCTTGCTCGCGTTTCCAGCCGCGAGCGCTTAGGCTCTTGATAAGACCGCCCAACGCGGGCGTTCTTATGATCTCATTTATACGGGGGATGTAAACCCCCCGTAAACCCCCAAACCTTGAGGGGGGGAAGGTTGGAGGAAAAACAAACATGAATTGTATAAAACCTATTATCGCATATGACACAGGCCGAAAAACACCGAGTGGCAAAACAAAATATTATCTCGATCTAGAAGGGTTGAGCGAGCCAACTAAACAAGGCTATCAATTATTCATCGGCCAGAAAAAAATAGACGCAATCAGACTACCGCCTTATGTTTCTTTCAGAAATGGAAATTACTATTTAACTAAATCAATCGAACTTCCATGCGGTCATTGTATCGGTTGTACATTGGACAAGGCGAAAGAATGGGCAACACGCATTTACCTAGAAAGCAAAGAACACAATCTATACTACTTCACAACACTCACTTACAACGATCAGCACTATCACGAAAAAAGAGACTTCAAAAGAGATCTACAACTTTTCATGAAACGTCTAAGAAAAAACACAGACGAAGAAATAAGATATTTCGCACAATTCGAACACGGCGAACACACAGGACGCGGACATTTCCATTTAATACTATTCTTCAATAAAGAACCAAAAGACAAATATCGCTTTCTGAAGAAAAACGCAAATCACGATTATTACAGCTCCGAACAGATACAAAAAGCTTGGCAAATGGGAAACGATGTAACAATCATCAGCCGAGAGCCAAACGAAGCAATAAACTACGTATCACGTTATTGTCTAAAGAAAACAGGCGAAGACGGCTTTCACCTACAAAGCCAAGGACTTGGAGAAAACGGACTAGAAGAAATCACAAAAGACCACAATTACATTTTAATCCACATGAAAGGACAAACGCACAAAGCAAAAGTACCGACATATCTTAAAACAAAACTACCAGATGAACTCAAAGACCAGCTAAAAGAAAAAACAAGGCTATGGATCATGACGAAATATTTTGAACCAAAGCCCGAAAACGAAAAAGAAATCACAGGAAAGGAAGAATTACTTGAAGAAAAAACTAGAAATATTATTATTAAAAATAAAACTAAATTACAAAGGAAAATCTAAAATGAAAGAAAAACTACTGAAATTCTTTAAAAAAATTGACAATATCATACACAAGATACTTGCGTTCATTAAAAACATTTTATAAAATAAAAATCAAGAAAGGAGGTGAAAACATGAAACGAGGAAAAGAAAGGAGATCTACAGGAAAGAAAATCTTCAAAAGAACAGCACAGCGCACTAAAAAAATTAACTTAGTGGGCAACATCAACCGTGGCGGAATTCGACTTTAAAGAAAGGAGCGATAATAAAATTAATTAAATGAACAAAAATAAAATCGCAACAGAAGCAGCAGAAGACGCAATCAAATATCTACAAAGGTATCTAAAAGAACAAGAAAATTTCAATATATACATATCAAACAAAGGTATGGAAAAAATTGAAAATCTAATCAAGTACTTATGGGAAAAAACAAACGACCTATGCTAAACGAAGAAGAATCATTTTTCAAAAAAGTAATACAATTAGGACTATTCATGATGTTATACGCACTAATCAAAAATAACAAATTAGACGCAAAAAAATTATACAAAGCTGTAGAAAGCGAAAATGTATATGACGGAATAAACGAACTAAGAAGACAATTCAAAGAAATGGAGAAAAAAGAAAATGACAGACAATAAACCTTTATCAGCCGAATACCAGACAAATAGCATTAGAGAAGTTTACAGACTGAAAGGAAACACATTCGATACAATGTTAATCGAAACAAGAGGCTTAGAAGATTTAGCAATGCGAATGTACATTTCTTTCCTTACAAACCCAAAACAGCCGTTATTCTTAGACAAAACAGCGACAGCAAAACTTCTTTACACCTATAGTGAAAACATCGATACAGGACATATCAGCGAAAGCAAAGAATTCGATATCTGGACATTGATGAAAAAAGGCGAAGAAAGATTTATACGCCATGACAAAGAAATCGATAGAAGAGAACTTGACAACTTACCAAAGGAGGAAAACAAAAACGAATGAACTTTAAAACATCATTCACAAAAGACACATCTGAAGGAACAAAATTCACAACGATCATCAAGGATTACAATCTAATCCAAAAACCTAGCGGAGAACTTGACCTAGTAGAATGTGGCGAACATGACATTCAAGAAGAAATTGACAGCTATAAAGACGATTGCGACATCAATCTACTTATCGCTAAATACTTAAACGGCGACACTACAACAGGAATCGGAACCCCGTTCACAGGAACGGACTTAACAGACATCGACATCGACATCAATACAGCATTCCAAAAAATGAACGAATTAAAGAGCAACCCGCTCTTTGATGAATTCTTACGATCGGATACAAAAATCACAAACAAAAATCTAGCAGAAAAATTCACAAAGTTTTTAGAAGAAAAAAATAAGAAACCCGAGAAGACGGAAAAAGAAACAAAAAAGGAGGAAGTAAAGAGTGAGTAATTTATTTCACGATTTTACCAAAGCACCCGCTAATTTAGAAATACAACGTTCAGTATTTCCACGAAATAGCGGACATCAGACAACAACAAACTTAGGGACATTCACACCGATTTATATCGATGAGATGGTGCCAGGCGATACGTTCAAAATGAAAACATCCATGGTAGCAAGAATGACATCATTGACTAGACCGATATTCGGAAACATCAATATGGACATCTATTACTTCTTTGTACCTATGCGCTTATTGTGGAAACATTGGAAAGAATTTAACGGAGAGAACAACACAAACGCATGGACGAAAGACGCACCGAGTTATAGCATTCCGCAAATCAGGTGCCCAAATACGACAGGGTGGACAAAAGGAACACTCGCTGACCATTTAGGCTTACCAATCAATAAAGACGGCTACAGCGTAAGCGCATTGCCGTTCAGAGCCTTAACATTAATCTATAATGAATGGTTTAGAGATGAAAATGTTCAAAGACCTATGTTATTCGATGACGGAGACAGCGGAGGCGTAGGAACAAACGGAGCAACATACGCAGACATGATTAAAGGCGGTATGTGCCCGCAGGTAAACAAATATCACGACTATTTCACAAGCGCTTTACCATCGCCACAGAAAGGCGAACCCGTAACGGTCTCACTTGCAGCGCAAGCACCACTTAATACAGGAAACGATTACATTGTTGACGGAAATATTCATTTAGGAAGTACCGATTTTGAAGGCAATACAAATGACGGAAGCAACGCAGTATTAGGCGGTTACGATGGTACAAGCGGATTATATACCACCATAAACAAAATAGGAGGACAAACGGGAGTACAAGCACCATTAGACAAAACAAACCTTTACGCAGATTTGACAAACGTCAGTGTTATCACAATCAACGCACTTAGAACAGCTTTCCAAATTCAGAAAATCTTAGAAGCAGACGCAAGAGGCGGAACAAGATACGTTGAAATCTTAAAACAGCGATTTGGTGTTACGTGTCCCGATTATCGACTTCAGAGACCCGAATATTTAGGCGGAAAACGTACTCCGATCATGATACAGCAGGTCGCACAGACTAGCGAAACAACACAGAATTCACCGCAGGGCAATTTAACAGCATACTCTCAGACAAACGACTCTAGCGACAGCTTTGTGTATTCAGCACAAGAATTCGGCTACATTGTCGGAATTGCAGTTGCAAGACAGGAACACGTCTATTCGCAGGGTATAAACAAAATGTGGACAAGAAAAACGATCTATGACTTCTACCAACCTAAACTTGCCAATATCGGCGAACAGCCTATTCTTAAAAAAGAAATCTTCTACACGAAAGGAAATGGAGCAGTAAACGAACAGGTATTCGGTTACCAAGAAGCTTGGGCAGAAATGCGTTATAAACCTAACATGGTAACAGGTATGCTCAGACCAGATTTAGCCGCGGAAGGCTTAGAAAATTACTCGATCGCAGACAAATACGAGAACGCGCCGACAATCAGCGAAGCGTTCACGCTTGAGACACCAGACTACCTTGATAGAGCACTTGCAGTAAACCACACTAAAGCCGACCAATTCATCTTAGATTTCTATTTTGAATGTACAGCACGAAGACCTATGCCGGTTTACTCTATCCCGGGCTTAATCGACCATCATTAAAAACAAAAGGGCGGCTTAAAAACCGCCCTATTTCCACATACACGAAAGGAGAAAATAAAATATGGGATACTTTGACGGAAATTATGCTTTGCAAAACAATCCACTAAGAGATATTAACAGCGCACAAGATGCACAAAATTATGGATGGTGGAGCAAAGTAACAGGAGCAGCGCAGGATAAGAGTCTAGAAGCAAACTTCAACGCACAGCAAGCAGCAATAGAAAGAGACTTCAATAAAACCGAAGCCGAAAAAGCAAGAAACTTCAACGCGGAACAAGCACAATTAGCAAGAGACTTTGAGGA